TGATCACCTTGTGCATTGTCAGCCCGTGCGCTGGGTAAGCGATCACCTTGTTTTTTTTGTCATAGCAGGCCCTACAGCCGCTACACTTGCCCCCGTGCTCATATGCCTGGCAAACCTTCACGCCTTTTGGAGCGTCCCCTGCTTGGGGAATGATCACGGACCCGTGCAGCCCCTTCTCATATTCCCCTGTAACGCTGTCACTACTAAAACGGACGGCCACATTTGGCAGCGCTTGCATTTTCGCAAACACTGGCCCAAATTTTTTAAACTTGTGCATCCTGGTAGGCAGCCAGTGATTAACCCAGGGCGTCCGCTTCATTACCTCCAGGACCTTTTTAGCTAGATCCACACTGTACAGATCCCCGCTATCTAACCAGCGAAAATAACGGGAAGAGTCCAGCTCCTGGACCATGTCACGGACCCATTCAGAACGCTGCCAGTCTTCCCTGTTATCCAGGCGGGGCTGCTTTACATTCGGATAACGATAATTTCCGTTTACTGCATAGCAGCCAGCGCAGGCAGGCACCAGCTGCCCACCTTCTAGCGATCCTGGGCAAGTGTCACGGGCCTGGAGAGACCAGGAGAGTATCCCGTCCAGCTTGCTAGTTTTAGATAATCTAATCATGATAAATGCTCCTTTTCTCTGATCTCATCAATGGCAGCGCTTACGCTGTGAAAATTGGCGTCCGTGAGCGCAGCCTGGAAAGCGTCCAGGATCCTGATCCCGTCCCAGTCAAAGTACTGAGCGATCATTACGCCCAGGGCCTCTGCATCACTTACGCCCGCCTGATAATCCCGCTCATAGTGTGAGCGGATAGTGTCCTGGATAAGGTCCTGCAGCTGCTCACTCATTCCAGCCCCCGTCCTGCTCATCTAAGAACTGCCAAAAATCGTACTGGTCCAGGCGGCCACGATAAACCCTGGACAGCTCCTGCTCCAGGCCTTCGACCCCGTACAACCCAGCCCAGTACCCTTGAAAAGCGTCCTGGAAGACCCGCTTCACGCTGCTGGGTAGTGGTGGGTAGAAATTTGTTTCCAGGTGCATCAGCAGCCCCTGGGCACGACCTGCAGTCTCAATAATAAAATCTAGATCTTTCATAAAACCCCCATATGGTTTAAAGCGGCCAGGGCACAATTACCCAGGACCACGGACAGCAAAACAGCAGCAGCCAGGCCGCTGAACTCACGACAAAAACCTAAGAGATAATCTCTCATTTTTTCCCCTTCCTTCTTTCAGTTAAAACAGCACGAGCAGCAGCCAGGCGGATCTCATCCTGCCGATCATACGGCCCACGCCTGTAAACCTTTGCGCTGTCTTCCTTGCGCTTGACATACTCTCCCAGTGGGAGCTCTTGCACTTGTTTAAATTCCATCTTGAAACCTCCTAGCAGTTGAATTGTTTAAGTGTCATCTAGTGACGGATTGATTATAAACATAGGCCCCAAAACCCTGTCAAGTGTTTTTGCGTAAGTTATTGAAATATATTTTCAACCCTGGAAAATCAGCGCTCTAGCGGGCGTTACTTGTGCACCAGGTGCCAGGGAAAAGTAAAGCAGGGCATGCTGGCCCGCTCTAATTTTTAAAAAGGCGGCAAGGTGCGAAGCACAACAGCGCTGCAGCTGTAGGAGAGAATACCCAGGAAGAGAGAGTAACCAGGTAAGTACTCTATCTATTGTCCCCTACCAGGAAGTTAGTCTATACTTAGCGGGTATGAATATACCTACCAAGTACTTATGAAGAAACTATCCAGGAAGGAGATCCAGGAAGGGCTGCAGCAGGTGCCTATCGAGCGGGTAATACTGGGAGCTGCTGGGCCTAACGGGATCAAGCTTACCAAGAAGCAGAAGGCCTTCGCTCAGGCAGTAGTAGAAACTGGGAATAAGACAGAAGCATACCGCAGGGCCTACAATACGGACGGCAAAAGAACCACGGCAGCAGCAGAAGCGCAGAAGGTGGCCAAGACCCCAGCAGTGGCCACTTACATACAGGCCCTGGAAGCGGCTCAGGAGGTGAGGGAATATCTTTTACCCGCTCGTTTAAGGGAGATGGCAGTACAAAAGCTCTCCAGCATGGCTCTCAATGATGAGCTCAAACCCTCCGAACAGCTCAAAGCCTTGGAGCTCGTGGGCAAGATGTCAGAGGTGGCTCTATTCTCTGAGCGCAGGGAGATAGTCCACAGCCTGAACTCTGCAGATCTAAAGGCCCAGCTGATGGATGCTGTCCAGGCAGCAATCAATAATTCCAAGACCCTGCATTCCAAGACCAAGCGATCAGCGGCCGAGCTCCTGGCAGAGATCACCCAGGCGAACGGCTCCCAGGATGTTGAATACCAGGCAGCCAGGACAACAGACCAGGAACCAGGCAGCGACCAGGCAGCAGCCGAACCAGCCAGCGCTCTTCCTGGGGAGCACCAGGAAAATCAGGATTCTCGACCCCCCACCGAGGGGCACCACCCTTTTTTTGGCGATCCCACTGCCAGCCATTTGCATACTATTTCGCACAATGGATCACCAACAGGGGAGGGGGATATAAATCCTATCCAAGTGTTAGTAGGCACTGACATAGAAATGACCCCCTTACCAAATTCTGAACAAACATAGGGGGGTATATTTTTATGAAAGCAAGCATTCACATTGAAGTATATGACGATACGGGCGAGACCATGATGACTACGATGGGAGAAGGTGATGCGCTTGAGCTGGCTAATGAAATGATTGAGATGGCGATTAATGGTGGCTTAGATGACTTTGTAGGAAATGAGATAGAGACGCATACAAAACAATGACACCCCGCTTAGATGCCCGTAAAGCCAAACAAACAAAGTATGAGGGTTTACCCTGCATACACGGACACGGCACTTTACGCTGGACGGCCAATGGAGCTTGCGTTAGATGCAGGACCCTACAAAAAGCAAGACAATATTACGAGAAACAAGCAAAGAAGACATTAGGTAAACCAGGCCGTAAACGTAAACATGAAGATGATGTAGTACCCAAAAAACCGCAAAACCCAAAAAACTATTATGACAGGACTACCGACATTGGCAAATGGATCTACCGATCTAAAACGGGCAAAAACAAAAAAGCCCGTAAGGAACTCTTGGAGGATCACTACAAACAATTGATTGTTAGTCACTGCCCACTTCTTGGAATAAGACTGAGCTACGAAAATTATAAACTGGAAAAAATGCCTGATAACTACGCTACCTTAGATCGCATTGAACCCAACCTGGGATATGTCTTTGGCAATGTCCAGATTATCTCCTACCGTGCCAATACGATTAAAAACAGTGCCACCTTAGAAGAGATGGCACTCATTGTAAAAAATTGGAGCGCCCGTGAAAAGCTTTGAGCAATGGAAGATGGACATGGATTTAACTGTGGCTACCTATGATGCGAAAATACAACGCTTGCAGATGGAGATAGATGCGATGAAGGCCGTCAGGGATTCTTACGCCTGTGCCTCCTATCCTGGCTGCTTTAAAAGATTAAGCAACTACGAACCTGGTATGGAGGATTGCGGTAAATGACTCCTGCACAAAAAGAGATCTACCTAGTCATAGAGCAGTGGTGGGCAAAGTTTGGCTTTGGCCCGACTATTGATGACATCATGCATATCACTGGAGACAGGGGACGAGGTAATGTAGCAAGAAAGATGAAGCTATTGATAGAGATTGGTCTATGTAAGGGCAATACCCGTAGAAGTAGATCGATACGGCCTGCTCATATTAGAGGTAAGGATATCTGTGGATAATCTACTGGAGATCGTAGACCAGCTGCCAGAGGCAGAACGGGCGGCCTTGATGCCGTTGGCGATTGCCTATCAAGATGCGCTGACCAGAGAAGCGGGCCAGGATGACTTTATGTCCTTTGTACAAACCATGTGGCCTAACTTTATTCACGGCCAGCATCATGCATTGATGGCACAAAAGTTTGAAGAGATTGCCAGTGGCAAAACCAAGCGGCTGATTATTAATATGCCGCCTCGCCACACCAAGTCTGAATTTGCCAGTTACCTTTTACCTGCTTGGTTCTTAGGAAAATTCCCCAATAAGAAAATTATTCAATGTTCAAACACGGCCGAGCTTGCAGTAGGCTTTGGTCGTAAGGTTCGTAACTTGGTAGACGGAGATAAATATGCCAAAGTATTCCCTAATGTATCTCTTAGATCGGATAGTAAAGCTGCTGGTCGTTGGTCTACTAATGCTAACGGGGAGTATTTTGCTATTGGTGTTGGTGGTACTGTTACTGGTAAAGGTGCTGATCTGCTCATTATTGATGACCCTCATTCCGAGCAAGAAGCTGCATTGGCAGCAGGGGATCCTAGTGTTT